GTGGGGCAAGACGCCTCGCTAGTAGGATTCTCTGTGTGCAACACCGAAAAGGGCAAAATCAGGAGTGCAAGTGCTTAAAATCGCTGAAACTGAACTCGGGTTGGCCGTTCTGAACGGCGATCCGCTTGGATTGTGGCCGGGCTACACGGCCGAGGCCGCGGTCGATTCGCTGAAGCGCCAGTACAGGGTCAGATTCTGTACCTATGGACACGCCAAGACCGGAGATTGGTTCATCTCGCAGGGCAAAGCCAGGGTATGTCGCGAGTGCCTGAAGGAAAGGGAACTCGTGAAGTACATGCAGGGCAAGGCCGCGACGCCCGTCTCTGAGCTGAAAGTCTCCTTGATGAGAGGGGTTGCTGAGACGGCCCGCGCTCTAGAGATCGCTAAGAAGCGGAAGCGAATCCGCGTGCGCAATGCGCCCAAGTCCAGACGCTGGAAGCTGCTCGAGTCATACGGACTGACGCCAGAGACGTACATGGCGATGCTCGACGCTCAGGATCACAAGTGCAAGATCTGCGCGGTCGACATCAACGATGTCCTTCAGCCGGTGATGGATCGGACCGGGCGCATCCAACTCTCGTCGACCAAGTTTCGGGCATGTATCGATCACTGTCACGCGACCGAGAAGTTGCGCGGCATTCTCTGCATGGGGTGCAATCGTGGCCTCGGAGACTTCTGCGACAGCCCCGAATCGCTCCGCGCCGCCGCGGCCTACCTCGAGGAGAACCGCCGTGGCGAGTAAAATCCAACTCGACACCGACGGTATTATGTCGTCCAACGTCGAAGCGTTGCGGTCCGCGCTGGAATCCATCGAGCTGCACGGCGACGGGGAGCACAAAGCGACCGTGCAGGACCTCGCGCGCATCTCCGTGGCGTTGACCACGGCCTGCGCCGAGGTCCGCCAGCAGGCCAAGGCGCGCAAGCGCGAGCTAGCGGCCTACACCGACGACGAGTTAACCGACTATATCCGCGGCCTCCCCGAGCGTCGCCGCGAAGCCATCATCACCGCCGCACAGGGCGCGTCCCTCGCCGGCAAACCTCTCTTCGGTTAGGAGCACCATGACCTACACCGTCAAGATCCGCACCCTCCCCGGCTCGCCGATGATGAGCGAGTACGAATGCCCTGACATCCCGCTCGCCCCGGGGATCCTTGGGTGCGGTCGCTTCGAATTGCTTGTGGCGCGCGACGCTTCCGGCGACCCGCCGCCGCACGTGGACTGCCCCGAGTGCGGAGGGGTCGCCGAACTTCAGATCAGCGCACCGAAGATCCGCTACTGGTCGCGTCCGCCGGTCCCGATCGGCTACGCCTCCAAGAGCGACGTCAAGGACCCGCGAGCGCTGGACACCGAGGACCTGGCCACAGGTAAGCTGACGCGCGCGGAGTGGGGCAAAAAGCAACGCGCCATTACGCACGAGCGCCGCTATCAGAAGCGGCTGAAGGCTGGGAAGATCTCGAAGCGCGTGCAGGTGGGCGGAGGATGATATGGGTCGTGGTGAAACGCGGGGATGGCGGCTGGGAGGAGATCGTGTCTAACGAGTTCCGGCTCCCGACTCACGCCCATGATTGCGCGGAGCGGATGTCAAGGGAGTCGCTGGGCGCTGAATTTAGCGTCTGCAATTTGGTCCGCGAGAAGACGTATTGCAGCAGGATTGTCACGACGACGAGCGGCGGCGGATGATCCTGACCCGCCACGCCACCGCCGATGACCGGCCGTTCATCGTTAGCGGCTGGTCGAGCTCGTACCGGCCGTCACTCAACGAGACGCGGCCGGGCGCGCTGTACGCCCGGCAGAAGCACGAGGAGGTAAACTACTACCTCGACCGTTGCGATACGCTGGTGGCGCACGGTGAGGCCGGCGTGCTGTTCGGGTTCATCGCGTACGACCCGACCACGTATGTCGCCGGCTCGGGCGAGCGCCGCCGGACGCTGCACGGCTCCGTGCTGTATCTCTACGTCGCGGAGCCGTTCCGCCGCCGCGGCATCGCCCGCCGGCTGCTTGCGATGTCCGGCATTGAACGTTTGTCGCGCTTTGGCTATCTCTGTCAAACGCGCTGGAGTTGGTTGCTTCGCTCGAAGCTGCCGCTCGCTGAGCACGAACCCTATCGAGCACGCTACGAGGAGATCAGCCATGGCCGACGCACAGACGCAGAACACACCGAAGCACCAGCCACCACAGGAGGCCCCGAAGGGCCCGGCGCGGATCCCGGTCAATAGGATCTACCTCCGCGAGCCGATGGATCTCCCGGGCGGTAACAGCCTGATGCAGATCATCGACTGCGCGCCGCAGGATCGGCCCGGTCGCCAGTTCTTCGTTGGGCACTTCGTGCCGATTCACCAGGTCATCGAGCTGGAGTATTGGCGCAACGAGCAGACCGAGCCGCAGCGCATGCGGCTGCCGCTGGCCGAGGTGCGGAGGTTCGAGTGACGCTCTACCGCGAGGTCGGCACGCGATGCGTCAACGACGCGCGCAACTTCACCGAAGTCAAGCTGTCGTTGCTGCTTGGTGTCGCGGCGTTGGCGATGGCGCTCGTATGGGTCCCGCACGGCCACACCCCAGCGCCACAGTACGCGAGCACGCGACTTGACTGCTGCACGCCGCTCGTCTCTGGCGGCATCGCTGCTGGTACCGACGGGCAGATTCTGACGGTCACGGCAACCAACGCCGTCACGCTGCTCAACGAGGACGTTTCGCGACGGGCAGGCGAGCGCTACAGCTTGCCCGGTGGAAGCGACTTCGAGATGTCATCAGGCACAAAGGCGACGCTTGCTTACGACGGCGTTTTGGGCAGGTGGCGTCTGATTACGACCGCCCGCTAGCCCCACGCGCCATCGGTGGCGCCGTCCATCTCGGATGCCGAGGTCCAGCCGCTCGCTTCGGACGCCCAACCGTCGTCATCGGGCGGCGGTGGGACGACCTTGCGCGCGGACGGTGACGGCTCGGACGGCGACTGCGTAGCGCTCGGCTGAGGCGCGGAGAATGCGGGCAACAGCGCCGATACGGAGTGGCGGAAGTAGAGCAGCGCGTCCGTGGCGTGGTTCGGCTGGCGCGGGTTTTCCATCCGCTTGCCGTTCGCGTCGACGATCCACTGTAGCGATACGAGTTCGGTAGCGAGCGCCGAGCCGGCCATGATCTTGAACCGGCCCTCGAACATATCCGCATTGACGATTTCGATCGCCGGGTCTTTGTATCGCGGATGCTTGTCTACGCCCTTGAGGACGATGCCGAAGTCTTTGAGCATGTTCTCGGCGAACATCGCGCCCTGACCGGCGTAGTCGGCGACCATGAAATCTGGCCAGCCAAGCTCGCCGATGATGCCGCCAGGCTTGTCTAGGCTGAGCTGCTCGCCGAGTAGCAGCGTGGCGACCGCGCGCGAGCCCTGCTTGGTTTTGTACCACTCGCCGATCTGCCACATCGTGCGCGACGGGTCAGCGTACGAGTACGCGAACGCCTCGAGCGCGAACGCATCCTTAAAGCCGATGTCCATCGCGATGGCGTAGCTCCATGTCTTCGGGTCCCAGCCCGGCGGCAGGCGAGCCCATCGCGTCGAGTCCGTAGACTTCGCGGCCGGCGTCCACTGGTTGAACTCGGCGCCCGCCTCGTCTCGCGCGCGGTAGACGTAGACGCACGTCGTGTTGTCTTGAGCCCACTGGCCCATGCCTTCGCGTAGCCATTTTGGGTTGCTATCGGAGTACCCCTTGGCCTCTTTGTCCGCGAGCTGGTTGCGGTGGATCTCCGCGATGGCAGGAATGCTCGCGCCGTCCGCGGTGCTGAAAGCATGCGACGACCATTGCCAGCCGTCCGGCCATTCCTCGTCGCGGCGCGCATAGGGTCGGTGCAGTGGCGATCCGGGCCGCGACGCTTCGTAGAAGGTGCCCTCGAGCAAGTAGCCAGGAGTACCGAGCACCACGAGCGCGCCGACGAGCCGTGGCGCGATGACTTCGTCGATGAAGCGCGCGAGGACATCGACGCGCGCCGAGCCGGTCTCATCGATCCCGACCTCATGCCACGTCTTGCCGCGCGCCTTTTCGATCTCGTCGCGCTCGTCGAAGCCCAGGAGTTTTAGCCACGAGCCGTTACAAAGCGTGAGTTCGGCGCGCACCTCGTCGAACTTCGCGACCGACTCAAAGCCGAGCCGGTAAATGAACTCCTTCAAATCGTTCCACACGATGCCGCGCGCCTGCTCGCGATTCTTGGCGACGTAGAGGCAGTTCGCGCCCTTCTTCGTCGTCAGGTCGCCGCGCATCATCGCGCGGATGATTCGGCACAGCTCGTCAAAGGTCTTGCCCGCGCCGCGGTTGCAGAGCAGTGAGATCCACCGCGCCGGATCAAAGATGAAGTCCTGCGCCTTTTCGTGCGTGGACGCGCGGACGCGACCCTCAAAGGTCGCGATTTCCTCGTCGGTGAACTTGCGACGCTTCAAGCAGCCATCGGAGCAAACACGCCGGGATTAAACGTCTGCGTCGGAGCACCGGGCCCGAGCTGCGGCATCCCAGTCGGCATCCCAGGACCGCCAGGCATCGGCCCGCCAGGCATCGGCATCCCCATCTGCGTAGGCGGCATCTGCGGCGGTGCGGGCGGATTGAGAATGCCGGCCGCGGTCGATGCGAACTGGGATAGCTCCTCGAGAATGCGATCCGGTGCGCCCTGCGCCTGAATCAGCAGGTACTCGCGCTGAACCATGGGCACGGCCATCTTTAGATTTTGAAACGGCTCCGGAATGATGCCGGTCTCGCCGTTCTCGATGCGCTCGATGATCCATTCCACCGATTCGCTCGCCGCGTTGTAGAGCGAGATCTTTCGGTCAATGTCCGGGTGGTCGATCATCTCGCGCGCCTCGTCGAGCGTAATCACGCCCGCTTGCGCCAGCTCGTTCACGCGCTGCGCGCGGCCAGCCGGCGTGTTGCTCATCGCCGATGAGACCGCCATCTCATAGCGGAGGTCATCAAGGTTGACGTCCTTCCACTTGAGCATGCGCGGCCGGACGCCGCCGTACTTGGCGACGTGCAGCACGTCGGGCACCTTGCCCGCGCCGAGCTTCTTACACATCGCGATGACGAGCCACATCGTGTCTTCAATAAACTGCTCGTAAGCGCGCTCCTGAATGGAGAATCGCTGCGAGTGCGTCTGTCGCGCCTCGCGCACGCCTTCGCCGCTCTGGAGGCCGCCCGGCACGCCGCCGGACACCATCATTTCGTTGATGCCGGTCTCGCGCTCGGCCTGCGCGCGAATCCGGTCCACGTCCTGATAGGTCTCCTGTCCGACGGCCTGGTAGTCGACGCCCTCAGGCTTCGATACCTTGTAGCTACCGACGGTGAGCCCGACCTGCGCGAACGTCTTGAACGCGAGGTTTTGGTCCTGCTTATGGACCCACACCATCGGGTTAGCCTTCTTGTCAAGGCTCGTCGTGATCTGCCACTGCCGGCGGTTTAGCAGCGCCTGGTGCGGCAGGATGCGCTCCGCGAGCGAGTGGCCATAGAAGCCCCACACCGCTTCATTCCACCGCATGATCGAGAACGGAAAGAAGTCGTCCTCGTATTCCTCGTCGAGCAGGTCAACGCCATGGACGCAGATGGTGTGGCGGCCCGGGACGTGACTCGGGTGATCCTTTGGTCCGATCGGCAGCCGCCACGACTCGATGACGACGATCTCATTCTTCGCCATCGGCCGATAACCGGCCCAGCGGCGCCAATCTCCGATGGTCTGTGCGCGGAAGATCTGCTCTGCGAATTCGGGATACTGCGCGATCAGCAGCTCACGATCGTAGAACTCGCGGTAATGGATCTGCCGCGGATTTCCGTCGCGACACTCGAGCTCGTCGACGATGATGTTTTCGATCGGGACGGGGCGGACCTGGATCTGATCGAACTGGTCGACCCAAACCTTATTGACGCCGGTACCCTTGAGCGCCGCGCCGAGCTTGAACCCGTATTGGCATTTCGGGATCACCTTGAACAGTGACATCAGAGCGTTCGTGTAGCGCTCGAGCCGCTTCGCGTTCTGCTGGTGGCTCCAGTCCGCGCCGTCCGTCTCGATGCGAAGCATGATGTCGCTGTCCGCGACGTTGGCCGCGATCGTGTCGACGCCCTGCGCGATCAGGTTCTCCGTCATCACGCTTTTCGACGACGAACCGTGACGATCGTTCGAGCCGCCGCGGCCTACAGAGCGGCGGTTAGTGCGCGGGTTCTGGTCGTAGAGCGCCTCTTCGCGGAGAAACTTCTCGAACTGGAGAACCTGGAAGTTCTCGATCGTCCGGACGTAGGCCAGGACGTTCTGATTGACCTTCTTTTTCTCAGCGTTCCACCACGCCGAGGTTTTGTACTTCGCCGCGATCGCCATCAGCTATCGAACCCCGGGATAGCCGGCATCTCGTGCACGTCGTCGATGTCGCCGAGTGACGGGACGTGGCCAGTCGGGTAACTCGCGGGGTTTTCCCACGGGTTCCGCTCGTCGTCGTCCGCCTCAGGCGCCACGTCGTCGTCGTCCGTTACGACAGGTTCGGCCGGCGCGAGCACAACCGAGTTGCCATCGCAGCCGAGTGACATGACGCCTGCGCGGCGCAACTCGGGACCCCGTTTTAGGATGAGGTCAATCCATGTTTCGGCGTCCATCGCAGGCACGGTAACACGAGTTGGGTCTATTTGGACACGGGTCTTGACGGACACATGGCATTCGTGCCACACCTACGGCTAGTGGAAGCCGCGACGACCGACACTACACCTGTTGCGGAAGCGCCATCGCTGCCTGCCGCACACCCGATCAGCCGCTTCGAGGCCCGCGCCGGCCGACGCGCTGCGGCTATCGCTCGTATGCAGTCCGCGCCCGCCGAGGCGCCCGCCGCTCCGGTTGTCGTCACTGCGCCGAAGCCCGCCGCTGTTGCCACGGTCGCGCCTGCTCCGGTCGCAGATGCCGTGGCCGAGAAGCCCGACCCGGCGACGGATCGCGGCCTGCGCGCCATCGAGCAGGCTCGGAAAAAGTTCCTCGACGAGCAGACGTCCTCAAAGGCCGAACTCGAGGTGCAGCGCGCCGAGATCGCGCAGCTTCGCAAGGCCGCCGAGGGCAAGGTCACCTCGCTCGAGGCGGTCAAGAAGCTATCCGCGATCGAGTTGCTCGACGCTCGCGACGACCTGACCGACGACGACTACGACATCATCTCTCGCGCCAGCTACGCGCGCACGAAGGCCGGCAAGGCTGACCCGCGCGCACAGGAAGCGGCGCAGGAAGCGTCACGCCGGCAGAGCGCTCGTGGCACGACATCGGAGCTTGCTGACCTTCGCGAGACGGTCAAGCAGCTCGAGGCGAAGCTTACCGGCGAGTTCACGCGACGCGACCAAGCGTCGTTCGCTGAGCGCTGGGTCGGCGATGCGGTCAAGGCTATCCCGACGGATAAGCCGACGTTTCTCAGCAAGCTGTACGCGAACGAGCCCGACACGGCGAAGCGCGAGCTGATGCACATCGGCGCCGAGCTCGAGAAGGCGAACGACGGCGAGGCGCCGACGCAAGCCGAGGTAATCGAGGAGTACGAGAAGCGCAAGCACGCCATGCTCAAGTCGATGGGCATCGACGGGGCCGCGCTGCTCGCGCCGCCTGCGCCCGCGCCGGCCACCAAGGCAGGCGGCCGCACGCTCGATCCGGGCGCCGCGAACCTGACGCGCGCCGAGAACGCCCCCAAGACGCGCGAAGAGAAGCGCGCCACCGCTATCGCAAACCTCCGTACTCGCCAGCGCGCGACTGCGGATCAGACCTGACGCGCGAAGACCAGAATCAAACAGCCCGCGAGACCACTGGGCACAACCCGACACCACTAACGGCATCACGCCGACGGGAAACCCATGTCTCTCATCTCTCAGGTTCAAGCGTATCTAAAGGACATCTGGACTGACGGCTTTGCCGACGAGTCCACGCGCATCCACACCCTTCTGGATCGGATTCCCAAGCCGGACGAGCTTGGCGATCTGAACTTCTACTACCTGATCAAGTACGCCAACTCGCAGAACATCTCGTTGGGCGACGACAACATCGCGGCGGCGCAGGCGGTCGGCTCCAGCTCGGCGGCCATCCGCCTGAACATGCAGCCTTCGATCATGTCGGGTGAGGCGATCTTGCCGGTCACCCAGCTCGAGGCGTCGCTGCGCGGCAATCAGTTCGCGTTCGGCTCGCTGATCGAGACCGAGGTTGACGGCATGATGGATGAGTTCCACAGCCGCCGTGCCTTCCAGCTCTACCGCGATAGCTACGGCTCGCGTGGTCAGATCTCCGGCATCGTCGGTAACGTGATCTCGTTCGTCAACGCGTTTGACGTGATCAACATCATGCAGGGCATGACGCTCAACGCGTCGACGAACTCGAATGGTTCGTCTCCGCGCGTCGGTGTCATCACGGCGCTGTCGGTCAGCGTCGGCGACGGCTCGGTGACTGTCGACAACGTCGGTGCCATCTCGGGTCTCGCCGCGAATGACTACCTGTTCGCGGTCACGGAAATCGGACAGTTCGGCATGGAGGGGCTCTCGCTCCTCACGCCGGCTGCCGCGCCGACTGCCGGTGATTCGTTCCGCGGCAAGGATCGCTCGGTCGATGTCTCGCGCCTCGCCGGCTCGCGACTGACTGCCGGGCAGGCGACTGGCCCGCTCGAGCAGAACATCGTCAAGGTGCTGACGTACATCCGCCAGGTCGGCGGACGCTCGGACTTCGCGACGATGAACTCGACGCGCGCGATGGAAGTTCGCACGCGGCTCGGCGCGAAGGTTCGCTACGAGGCCGGTGGCGATGCCACCTACGGCTTCAACACGTTCCTCTTCGACACGCCGCAGGGCCCGGTCAAGGTGCTGGACGATCCGGACTGCCCGACGTCGGGCGCGTGGGTCGGTCTCGAGGCGAGCCACAAGATCCCGACGCTCGATGCCTTCGTGCGCATGGACGAGACCGACGGGAATTGGGCCTACAAGAAGCCCAGCAACAACCAGATCGGCGTGCGTATCCGGTCGGTCGCCAACTACCTCCAGACCGAGCCGCGCAACTTCGGCTACGTGCCAATCAGCTAAGGAAGGGAGCCGACCATGCTCGACCAATTCCCAGCATACGGCACGGAGCCCGAGGGCTACCTGATGCCGATCAACCTCAAGGGTGCGGGCGCAGCGGTGCCCACGCTCCTCAAGGGGCGCGTTAACTACACGCTCACGCGGACCAGCGCCGGCCTGCTCAAGATCTCATTCAACGATGATCCGGGGCCGACGTTCATGGGACTCGCGGGCGTCGGCTACGCCGACGCTACCGCGACGGTCGTTGCCGGCTGGACCGCCGTAGCCGGCGCGTACACCGCGCCGAGCGGCACCACCAAGGCCTCGCTCGTCGTGACCACTGCTAACTCGTCTTTCGCGGCTGCCGACATGGCGGCCACTTCCTCCGTAACCCTGCTGCTCGCGTTCAAGCGCGCGGCGTCTGACCTCTAAGGATCAAGCCATGAGCACGTCCGATACCACCAATGCACTTCTCACCGCGAACAAGGCGCTTGCCGCCTACCTGACCACGGGCCGCGGCGCCGTCGTCGAGGGCTCGCTCACCTACCCGCGCGGGTCGATCTACGGCGAGCAGCTCGTCCAGAACATCCACGGCGTGCGCACTCCTGCTCTCGTCGACGAAGGTTCGTACTGGGTTCAGACCAATGTCCCGGGTACGCCGGTCGTCGACACGGCGGCGCTGACCGCGTTCGTCGCGACGACCCCGACCATGGTGTTGTTCAACAGCAACCCGGTCGGCGGAAAGAGCATCTACCCGACCCGGTTTAAGTGCCAGGTCGCGGCGGCCGGCACCAACGGTACCAACTGGCTCAACCAGTGGGTGATCGACACCGGCAACCGCTGGACCTCGGGCGGCACGCTGCTCACCGCGGCCAACCCGAACCTCGGCGTGCTCACGACCGTCACGGGCGGCGTGACGCACTTCGGTGCGGTCACGGCCCCGGCCGCGAACGGCTCGCGCATCATCGCGGCGTCCGAGATGCGGACGGTCATCAAGGTGATCGGCGACGAGTATACCTTCGAGTTCGGCGGCTCGGCGCCCAGCTCGGTGGGCATGCCGACGGACGGCACGCTCCAACTGCACCGCACGATGCAGCTGCCCCCGCTCGTCATCGCTCCGCAGCAGTCGCTCTGCTGGTACGAGTACGCGGCGGCGCAGAGCGTCGCGGCGAGCTTCGACTACATCCAGCTCGAGTACGTGGAGCGCTAGTCGCTGAGGCCCCATGCCTCGCGTGGTCACCATGTCGACGGTCGTTCTCCGTGCTCAGCAACTCGCTGACATGGAGGGCGATCCGTCGATTGATGCCACCGAGTGGAACGCTCTGATCTCAGAGGCGTACGGCGAGGCATACGAAGTCGTCGCGTCCGAGGGCAATCGGTACTTCGAGTACACGGTCACTCTCACGACTGACGGCACGAACTACCTACCCGAGCCGGCCGACCAACTCGCGATGGTCGACCAGCTCGAACTCATTTTGAGCGCGACGACCGGCCAGTGTCGCCGGTTGCGCGCGATTCAGCCGCAGCAGCGCGCGGCGCTCTCAGGGCGCACCGGGCAGCCGCGATACTTCGAACTCGTCGACGGCCGGTACTTCCTGTACCCGACCCCGCCGACCGGCCAGACGTTGACGCTGCGTTACATCGCGCAGTGCCCCGACCTGACCGCGTACACCGGAGCGAATCAGATCGACTGTTACTGCGCAGCCGGCCTCAAGTTCGTGCAGTACGCCGCGGCAGCTGCCGCCGTCTCCAAGTCCAAAAACGACGCGACCGCATTGCTCGCCGAGCGCGAGGCGGCGCGGAAACTCCTGTGGGAATGGGCATCGGACCGGGCCATGAACGTGCAGCCGGTCTGGTACGTCGACGATGGCGACGACGGCGATTGCCTGCCGTCGAATTGGACCTGGTAATGGCCGTCAAGATCGGCACCCACCAGCTTCGCCCGCCCGCCACGCCAAAGCTGCAAGACCCGGACGCCGAGCAAGTTCGGCGCGAGCACGAGGACAAGATCCGCGAGCTCCAGGACCTCGTGCGCAAGCTGGCGGGCTGATGCTGCCTCGTCAGCTCAAAGAGATTGCCTTCGGCCAGGGCCTCAGCACGAAGGGCGACGACCGCGCGCAGCCCGAGCAGTTGCTTGACATCGCGGTCAACGTCGAGTTTGACGACATCGGCGATTTGCGCTGCCGCTATCCGTTCGATGCCGTGCGTTCAAACATCGTCGGCGGCGGCACGCTATCGGGCGCGCGAAAGCTCGCGTTGCTCGATGATGAGTTGTTGTGCTTCACGTCAGATTCGCTCTACTCGTGGATTCCGGCGGCGTCCGCCTGGCAGCTGCGCGGCACGCACCTCGCCGTGGTGGCCGACGAGCATTCGGTATGCTCGGACCCCGGCGACCAATTCTCTTGCGACCGCGCCGAGTTGTCCGGCCAGATTGTCTACTGCTGGCAGGCCGGCGCAGCGGGCAGCGCGAAGGTCCGGATCGCGGTGGTCGACAAGGCGAGCGGGACGGTCGTGCAGGCGCCGACGACGCTTAGCGAGTTCGGCGCGTCTAACCTCCAACGCCCCAAGCTCGTCGCGCTCAACTCGTGCGTGATGATTCTCTCGTACGGCACCGCTTCAGCCACGGGCGTCTTCGTCAGCAAAATCACACTGTCGCCGTTCACGATCACGAACCAACCGAATTTCGGCAACACGTTCGTGGTCGGCACTGGCCTGACCACGAGTTCCTATGACGCGGTCAAGGTCCCCGGCCAAGACCGCATGTATGTCGTGGTCAACGAATCAGGAACCCCGTTTGGCGGCGCCACCGGATACACGATCGCCGACTGCGACAGTAGCTGGACGAGCGGCGTGGCCACGCTAAGCTATGCGCTCGCCGAGGCGCTCGGCCCGATTGCCTGCGCGGTCGATCCAACGTCCTCGTTTCTGATCGTCGCGCGCGGGCAGAAGTCCACGACGAACACATACGCCGAGGTGTGGAATGTTACGTCGGCCGGGACGCCGGCAACGTGGACGAGTCTCTCGGCGACGCTCGGCACATTCGGGACCGGCGCGGTGCTCTCTCAAATCACCGCAGCGTTCCGGCTCACGCAGGACAGCGGCAAGTATCGCTGTTACGTGTTCTGGAGCTGCGACGAGTCGAGCACGGCGGTCTTTGAGTGCCGCTCGAACTGGATCAACACGGCTGCCGCGATCGGCACCGCCGCGCCCTTTGTCTACGCGCTCGGCGTCGGTTCGCGGGCGTTCGCTCGTGATTCTCACGTCTACTTTTGGGGCACGTTCGCGGGGCTATCGTTCGCTCCTAGCGACCCGACGGGGACCCACAGCGAGCTCCA